TGCACCACTTATTGTAACAATAGATGAGCCATCTCTTACATAGATTTTTTTATCTGCAATATTAACAGCAATTTCGCCATCTACTAATTCTGAAGTATTAGGTACATCACCAGCAGTTTCAAATCTTTTTATCTTAATTGCAACAGGCATTATACAGTACCTCCGTCTAATTCATTTGTAAATTCAAATTTACCTGTAGATGAATTGTATTGCATAATAGAATCATCTGCCAAGTTTGTTGTATCTACATCTGATAAATCTTGTAAATTAGATGAACCACCACTTGATGTAACAAATTGTAGTTTACCTGTTGAAGCATTATATGATAATACTTTACCGTTACCTATAGCGCCAGTATCTACATCATCTAGTTTTAGTAGATTAACTTCACCACCGCCACCGATAGAGGCCATCTGTGCAATAACTGTTTCTTTAAAGTGTCTAAATTCTTCTTTAATTTTATCTAATTCAGTAGGTTCTTCTGTAATAGTTTCAGGTGCCCCTTTAGTGTACTTACTCATAGCGTCTGCAAGTAATTCAGTATTTGATTTTTCTTCTTGTACTTCTTCTATTACTTCTTCTGATTTAGGTTTTGTAATTTGTTCTTCTAATGCATTTTCAAAACTAGAAAGTCTATCAAAGAAACTCTCTAATTCTAAATGCATTTTTTGTTCTTCAGGTTTAGGTGGAGTTACAGCGTCATGTAAAGTTTTAGGTCTAGGTCTTGTAGTTGCACATAAACCAAAAAACTCTGATAAGTCATTTAATTCAATATTAACTTGTGGTTTTAATCTTTCTTCTCTCGCTTGTATTCGTGCCTGTTCTTCGGCTACTTTCTTTTTTTCTATTGCGACAGATTGGAAAAACTCTTGTAATTCATTCATTATATCTTTGTTACCTCTGGATGTACAGTAACAACGCCATAATGAACCTTTTCAACAGTTGAATCTGATAATGTTAATTCTACATCATAAACATATCTACCAGCAGTAATTGAAGCTGTAGTTGTTTCTGATAATACTAATTTGTAAATACCACTTGCACCTGTAACAACACTTGCTGTAAATGTAGTTGCTGATGTTGAATCAAAAGACTTTCTCATTTGTGCTTGTAATGTTAGTCCTGATATGTCGTAAGCAGTTGAACCATCAGTAGTAACTGTAAAGTTTTTACTAAATGTTGCACCTTGGTCTAGACCAAAATTTTCTGCTGTTTTTTGTGTAACTGCCATTAGACATCACTCCTAAAAGTTTTTACTTGTTCTTTATATGCACTTGTCCAATTTACCATTGAAGTCCATTGCAATTTCTTTTCTATTAATATGTAGTCATTACCTGGTTTAGGTGGAATAAATCCATCTCTTAATGAATCATAAGTATATCCTATTTCAGGCATATTAAATCTAAATGGTTTACCACCTAATTTATGTTGATTAGACCAAGTATTAAATGAACATTGTTTCCATGTAGTATCACTACCAAAAATACCTTTTAAATAATCTATGCCTCTTTGTTCAAATTCTGTTGAAGTATCATCAGCATGTGTTTCATGAGTAATACTATTATCTACAAAGACAATATCCTCTACTAAACTATCTGAATCTATTTTTGCAAAATGTGCCATTATGGTGCCTGTAATGTTCCTGGTTGAGACCAGATTATTATTTTATAATCACCATCAGTTTTTACTTCTGGATTTCCTGTTACTATTGTATTTGTATAATCTGTTGCTAACATTTTAATTGCACATGTACCTGGTTTATTTACATTGTCACCGTATCTAACTTCTTCACCTGTTAGATTATCTATAACTAATGTTTGTTCACCACCTTTTGCAATAACTTTATCATTATGCCAATTGTTATCTTTTAAGTATTCAAAACCATAATCAGATGTAATTTGAGCTTTTGTGTTATCACTTGCACTCCATGTAATAGATGATTGACATCCTTTGATATTACCAGCACCTATTAAAACATTAACAATAGTTTTACATTTAATTCTTGCCTTATTCTTTATTACTTGTCCACCATGATTTGTATTACCACCACCTACAAGTATAAACTCTACATAAGTATGTTCTTTTGAACCATTAATTGTTCCTTCGTTGTGTATAATTCTTGCTGGCATTATCCTTGTGTTCCATTTATTGTACCTGAATTAGATACTGAATAGTTTACTGAACCTGGAGATGTAATAGCATTACCAGCTGCACCACCAGCCGCTGGAGAATTAAAACCTGGACTGTTTGAACCACCTTGACCGGCTGTACCAGCACCACCTCCATTACCACCGGCTGCACCACCTGGTGAAGAACCAGAAGCGCCGTTCTGGGCATTTACAACACTTGAACCATCAAATCCAAATCCGTTACCACCGTCACCACCAGCGCCACCTGCTGATGTAATTTGATAAGAACCACCACCAACATTAAATCTTTTTGTATGAGGATTAGCGTCTGTAGGATCCCCTAATGGATTTCCTCTGTTTATTGTTCCTGAACCTGGTGGATTTGCTTGTCCTATAGATGTTGATCCTTGATTACCACCAGAATAGTTTACAGTAACACCACTTCCATCTGGAGGGTCAATAACTAAACCAGTATTGCCAGTAGAAGTACCAGAAGCACCAAAATTCTGATTCCATTGTCTAAAAGGACTATAGTTGTTAGCCCCAAATGGGTTAGTGTTTGTTACTGGAGCGCCAGAAGCGCCTCCGCCTCCACCACCTCCGCCTCCGGAGATAGTTCCTGAATTAGTTATTGTAACACCTGCCTTTTGAACAGAAATTGCAGCCCCACCGGCAGTACCAGCATTACCATTATTACCTGTACCTCCTTCACCACCACCGCCTCTTGAGCCGATAATGTTTCCTGCATTTTGAATATCTAATGTTCCTGCCATAGTTGAAGGAACAGTTAAAGCAACATTGTTACCTACGATTTGAATTGGGGCAGCTATTGTTAAAATTTTTGCAACAGCATTTGTAAATGTTTGTGGACTTGCAAATAAAGGGGCAACATCAATATTTGTACCTGCACTAGCAGCTACTGATATAGCATTACCTGCACCATAGAAATCACCTATGTCAATAGCGCCAGAAGCTGGTACATTACTATTTGTAGCAACATCATTAACATTATCGCCACCACGATAGTATTCTGATAATGAATCTGAACCACCAGCACTATCACCGAACTCGGCTACGATTTCTGATATTGCAAGGGGAGCTGGACTACTTTTTATCGCCATTTTGTTGAAGTTCCTCTATCTTAGCATTTAATTCTTTTATTGCTTCAATAAGTACTCCAACCATATTGCCGTATGCAACAGACTTGATTTTCTTTTCGTCCTTAGTTTCTCTTACCACCTCAGGAAGAAATGGTTCTACTTCTTGAGCAATTACACCAGTTTGTCTACTACCATTAATGTCTTTTCTATTAAAGAAAACACCTCTCATACCTTGTACTCTATCTAATGCATTGTCAATAGTGTTTATATCATCTTTAAGAATTACATCAGAGAAAGCAGTTACATCATTGTTAAATGTAGCCGCACCTGCAGCTGACATATCAACAGTAAGAGCAGTTATTGTTGAACCACCGTCATTACCTTTTAACAAAAAGTCTTTATCAGATACAGCAGTTTGTAAAACAAAATCTGTAGATGAGTTTGTAATTCTACCAAATTCTGTACCAGCGTCTTTAAATAAGACATCAGCGCCATCGGCGTCAAGTGTAATATCACCTGAACAATCTAATTCAATTGCTGAACCTGTAATTCCATTAGCACCTAATGATAAATCACTTGTTAAGGCTGCACCTAAATCAGCAACCTGAAATGTTCCGTATGCAACAACAATAATTATATCATCAGCACTTGCACCACTTCCTAATACAACACTTGTACCGTTTGTAGCAGTAAAATCAGCAGGTTTTAATTTTAACCCTTGTTTGTATACATCTATTTTACCAACACTATATGATAATGCTGTACTTGTATCATCTGTTGCAAAAGTTGTTTGACCACCAGTCGCTGTAAAAATAAATTCTGTTCTACTAGAACCTTTTGATATATCTCTACTTCTACTCATTATTTGTTTCCTCTAATCTCATCTTTTAATTCTTTTATTGCCTGTATTAGCAATCCGTGTATAGCGTCATATTGTACAGTTTTATAAGTTTCACCATCTACTAATGCAAGTTTTTTCTCTTTAACTGCCTCTGGTAAAACTTTTTCTAATTCTTGTGCGATTATACCAGCAGATTTTGTGCCGTTATGTCTAGTAAATGTATAACCTTTTATTTCATCTA